AAGTTAGCGGAAATGTCTATTGTCATGTGTCACCTCGTTGACTTGTTCTCTCATAGCAAAGCTAAGAAGAGCAACGCACAAATAATCTAGGACAAATTAGTATCGCCCAAATCCAAGCGGAGCATCAAGCTCGCCCTCAATCATATTGGTAAGTTCATTCATCTTACCCTTCCAAAACCACATTCTAGCAAAGGGTAAATTACGAATGATTTCTTTTGTGCCTTCTCCAATATTACCAGTCGCAAGGTCGTATACCCCCCTGCCAAGATCAGTTGCAATACTAGGGCCAGCACCGAGTAAACCTGTTGCTGCATCTAAGGCGTCAGGTTTCTGCGGAAAGCGTGGCTGCAATACACCACCAGTAATATTCGGACCACCTAAAGCCAAACTGGTAGACATTGCTGTATAAAACATATCTGAGTACAATGCCGCTACACCTGAGTAATCAAATGCTCTAGCAAGCTGATCTTGGAACTCCATCTCAACAAAGTCAGGTGTCTTATATTGAAGCACCATATATCCAAGGCCCATAGAAAGCGCAGTACCAATCCACTGATTCTTTAACTGCCCATGACCGTAAGCAGCAGTAATCTTATTTACAGCCGCTAAACTATAACTATAGAACTGGAATGGTAGACCAAGAAGCCCACTTTCAATACGAGCATACCCTTTAAACTCAGCATCCTCTTTCATGCCAAACTTACGCGCAACCCGCATAGGAATGTAAACAATACCATCTGTAATTATTGGCTTGTCAGCAGGGGTTCCCATCAAGATTGTGTTCATAATCCCAGAACTCAGAGCATTGCGAAACGTCCGAACAGTATCAGGGCTAACTCTAGGTTGCTTTTCTATTTCAGCAACAGCCAGATCATTAATTGCATTTTCATAAGCAGCTTTGTCTGCTTTTTTGCGCACATCAAAGCCCATATCTTTTGGCCTGTTGAGTGAGTGCATAATTTCGTGCATTTTAATAAAAGTCACATAATCATCTGGTGAGTTAATAATGCCTTTCTTAATAGGTCTAACGCCTTCAACTCTTGGATTTTCCCAACCACGCTGCTCATACATAACATCCTTAATGTACTCTTCATCGATGTAAATCTTCTTTTCTGCGTGACGGTAAAAGGCTGGCATATACCGACCATCTTTTGCAAAAGTCTCAGTCGGCCCAGAAATAACTTCAGCTTTAGTTACTGGAAACTCAATCGTATTTGTCCAAGCATCAGTATTTGCCATGTAAAAGCCAGCTTCTGACTTTTGCCAAGGAGCATTAGCAAACTCTTGAGCATCTTTAAAGTCAACATTGTATCTAAGAAGATATTCTTGCTCTTGTTTTGTTGCCTTACCTTGCGTCCATCTTATTGAGTAATCCATTAAACTATGAGATCGAATCATAGCATCGAAATCCTTGAAAATTCTAGTTAAAGGACCAAGGCCATTTAGTAAGTAAAAAGGTTCTTTAGCCCTATCAAGTATATCAGACCTAAATGGATTATTGTTTACATCATCAACCAAACGAAGATGTGCTGAGTTCATTAAATTATCTAATGCTTCTCCAGCATACCTTGCTTCTTTAGCAGCTAACTTTAGCTGATTATTTTTCATTATAGAAAACAAACCACGGAAAGTTGGGCCAAGGCCATGCTCCATCATAATCTTAGCTGGCTCGGTCATAGTAGATATACCAGCAGACCCAAGATAGTTTAACTGCGCAAGGCTTCTAAGTATTCTAGCTGTTGATTGATCCCAGCTATCTGGATCGCGCTGAACTCCACCAATTACCCGCTTATACAAATGACGAATGTCTTTCATAGCGGCATATGCTTTTTCTGGCGACCTGCCAGCATCCATCATTTCATTGAAGGTATCATCAAGAATATCGTCAATTGTATTGCCATTGAACATACGCGCAAACTCATAACGTGCACCTGTTCTCTGTGTATATGCTTTCATTACTGCAATTGGATTTGTCTGAATGTAATTCAGCACTAATTCATTTGGTATATCTACCAAGCGATGTTTAAAGTGCTTTGACTTACCAGCACCATAATATCCTATCTCTGGATCAAGAATATCTTTTATACCCAAGATTGCGTCTACCGTTTCGTCAACGCGCTTGGCGACAGCCCTTGGCTCTGTAGACAACTCTATTCTAGCAAACTTTCCATCTTGTCCCTTCGAGATTATAGATGGATTGTTTGTATACCACTCAGTCAGAATACGCTTAAAGTCATCCATGTTCTCACGAATAGCATCCTGATCCCAATATCTAGGGCGAAACACCTTTTCATTTGGAGGTAGCACAGGTCCAGAATCTTTTAAGTCTTCAAGAATCTGTCTCGCTTCATCTGCCTCGCTGCTGTAGCGCCTCACTTGCTCTTCTAATTTAGCGCGGTAGTCCATATTGCGAGCAGTCTCTAAGCGCTTCTGAGCAGCCTCTACGCGCTTCTCACGGTCTACTATGAGGCGTTCATAGTGAGGAGTTGTTCCAATCAAGCCCTGCTCGCTAAGACGATCCTCCCATTTCTCATAAAACTTGTTTAGCTTCATCATGGCTTGAGCTTCAAAATCATCGGCTGGTTCAATGCCGCGCATAGCTTTTGAATCAACGCCCTCAAGCCAAGTCTCGAAGTCTTTTCTTTGGAAGGTATAGTCAAGAGGATTTACAACGCCCTTGCCAGTACTTTCACCCCAGATATTCATTGTCTCATCATAAACTCTAACCCACTCACCTTCGAGCAACTTAGCGTTTTGATAGACAGAATTTCCTACCTTTTGACCTTGTTTGTTTGCGGCAAGCAAGATGCCAGAGTCATTGGCTATTTTGAGTGTACGCAATTTAACTGAGTTCGGGATGGTCTCGTCAGTAAGAACACGCTTCATAGGAGTGGTGACAGCTTTATAAAGCCAAGAATCTGTAAATATACTAGGAGCTATTTCACCCAGAGGCTCTTCACCCTCTGGAGCAATTTGACGTTGCAGGTTTGCAATCTCTTCTTCAGCAGACCTTTGAGCAGCAATTCTTCTTTGAACAGGAATACTAATCAATCCAGATAAAGCACCACCAATTACAAAAGCAGAGCCAACATTAAGACGCACCTCTTCTTCTGTCGCCAATGGATCAATAGGATAACGAATAGCTTCCTGACCAGCTACAACAGTTGCAGTCGCTGCACCACCGCGAACAACATTCCCAGTAAAAGTTGCAGCCCGAGCAAACGGAATACCAACATAGTTAATTGGATCAAATAACTCAGCAGCAAACTGGGGAATAATCCCAGACCGAGATAATGTCTGGCGTGTTTTAATCCCATCACGAACCTGTCTAACCAGATAATCCATATGCTGTTGGTTTGTGGCTCTTAAAAGCGTAGAAGCATAAGGCGTTAAGTCCTCTGGAATATAATCCCTCGCTCTGTATCCGTCTTCTGGAACCTTCGGAAACTTGGAGTATTCATTTAAATAGCTAATTAATGGATCGTACTTATATGCTAGGCTTGCCCCAACAGTCTGCATAAAGGAGATTTCTGGAGTAGGCTGAACCCCTTGAGCAATTTGAATGTCACGAAGTACGTTAAATCCATTTTCCATTAGAATCCACCTGCCCCCAGACCTCTGGTAAAGGCTGCAATACTTGGGTCAATGTTTCTTATTTTCTCTTGCAGCTCAAAAGCCTTAGATTGTTTTTGCTCTAATCTCTCAAGTTCAGCTTGAGCCTCAGCTTCTTTCTTAGCGTAATAATCCGCTATGTCTTTTTTGCTAAATGTAGGCCACATTGCCTTGCCATCTTTCTCAAAGATTAGTGGGCGCAACTCTTCATTCTCATCTACAAAGTAAGAGAAGTATAAAACACCAGCAGTGCTTTCATCTGGAGCCAAGAAAACCTTCTTGTCATCAGAATCTACGTTAGGAAGAATAGCATACCCAGATGGAAGCTGGCTTTCAACAGCAGCAAAAAATGCTGTGCGCTCTTCTTTCTCTGGAAACTGAGCCTCAATTGCATACCTAGATCGCTTGATTGATCCAGCAGGGAACCTTGGATCAACAATATGACGAGCTTTTGGATAACTTTGATCCAACAAAGTTTCCAATCTAGCATCAATTTGCTCTCTGCTTTTGCCAGTTCTTGCCAGATACTCAACAGATGCAGACAACTCAGTACCAATAATCTCATCATTAAAATAATCTGTCGCATATTCGGTCGGAGTTTTCTTGCCTAAAACTCTATCCATTTGTACGCCAGACTTTGGATCATCCCGACGCTCTATCAAGGTTGTTATAATCTGATTTGCATTACCGCCGATTGTTGTTCGTATTGAATTTGCATCATTAAGCAATTCAACAGTGCCTTTTCCAAGAGCATTGCCAAAGCGATTAATAAACACACCAGTCTCAGTAGGATCGTTTGAAAGAATAGCAAACAAATCAAGATATGTATCTGCATTTTCTACTGGCAAGCCAGATGCAAGGCGATCCATCTGGTCAATATATCCTTGAGGAGCAGCGCTTCTCATCAAAGAAATAACAGTGCTTTTTAACGCAGGGTCAAATGTATTGAACTGGCCTAGATCAATATTCTTATTGTCTAATATTTCCTGAGAATACTTTCGGTCATCTTTGTTATTAACATCTCCACCACCGCTAAGAATCCTACGCTGGTTATCTCTAAGTTTAACTGCATCTTCCAATTCTTTTTCTTCAGATGCGATCGTAGACTTTAAACCGTTAATCTTACTTACTACAGCATCCCTCTGCTCTGGCTGTGTTCTCTCAAGGATTGCATTTCCAGCTGCAATAATATCTTCAGACATACCTTCTGTACGTTGACCAGCACTATCAATGTAAGTTGCAAGATTGTTTAGATCGCGAGAAGTCGCAAAGCGAGCAAAGGATTCAACCAATCCAAGTGCGCGTTGTTTTGTTAGTCTGTTTATTTCTGAATCAGCCTGATCTGCAGTAAGCCCCTTAGGACCAATGCTCTTCTTAATATTGTTTACTAAGTCAGTGAAGGCTTTATCAGATAGGCCACCAGTTTCAGCAAGCACTCCCGCCTCTGTGACTGACTGCGATATTTCAAATCTAATCTTTTCACGGTCAGCAGATATTCTTAAATCGTTTTTAGATGCAGATAAAACCTCACGTGCAAAACCAATATCCTCACGGGGATCAAAAATATCCGACTTGTAAAGCTCATGGATAAATTGCTTTTGCTGGGGCGTTAAGTTCTTCATATCTTCTGAATTGCGTGTATTTAAAGCAACCCGAAGTTCCTCAACATTCCCTTGTATTGCGCTTTGTATAAGTAGTGGACGCAGTGCTTCTTGTCGTGCATCTTTGAGGTTAGACTGAAGTTCAGCCCTAGTATAACTTTCGTCTGCTACAAACCTCGCTTCTTCAGCATCCTTCATAGCATTATACATAGTGCTAATCTGACCAATCGCTGAACCAACAGCCATCGGGTTTTCATTAGCAAAGCCATTGACAGCAAGCCCTGTTGCCTGAGTGCCAAAGTCTGATAGACTATTACTGTACTGAAGCTCAGAAACTCTTGATTGCCGAGCAGCTTCAGCCTTCATTGCCTCAGCCATATCACGCTCAACAGCATTGTAATCAGCAGATACCGTTGCACTATGACTAAGAACACGCTCAATGTTTGCTGGCTCAATATACTTAAGAAGCGCCTTAACATCTCCAACTAACTCTGGAGGCACAGCACCTGTCAGTTCACCACGGGTCCGAATAGCAAGCTCAATTGCATTTCGCTCTAGCGAAGAATAGGTCTTACTCATTAGGTGTTCTACGCCACCACGGGCAATAGCTTCATTAATCTGCTGCTGCGCCCTTACATCCGAGCCAGCCTTAATAAGACCTGAATTAATCCCATTTACACTGTTTGCTACTTCACGATTAAGGATTGCATCAGCTTCACTTTGCTCTTCACCTTGTCTTGTTATGTATCCACCAGCGCGAGCAATCGTATAAGCATTATCAGCACCAGCATCTACAGAAACACCTATAGATGCAGCAGCATTTTCTCTTGCTCTAGCTATTGCGCGTTCTTGAATATTTAACTTTGTTAGAGCTAGATACTTAGTTCCTGTTGTTTCTATATATGCTTTGTATTTGCCTTGAGCATTTTCAGACATCTCACTGATGTAGTTACTCATAACTTCATCGTATGCTTCTGGAGCAAACTGATATTTTAAAGCAATCTCTTGGGCCTTGAGCCTAAGCTCAGTATTTATTGAATCCTCAAACCGCTTATCAATAACACGCTGATAGGATTCAGTTGCAATCTTTCCAAATGCAGAAGGAGCCTTGTAAGCCTCTGGCTTTCCAGTCTCAGGATTAATTGTTCTTAATCCTTTTTCTTCTACAGCTTGAGCAAACTCAATACCTTTCTTCTGCGCATCATCGGCTGCTTCTTGAAAGGCTAACTGAGCCATTGTGCCAGCCGCTCTGCTTATGGCATTCCCAACTTCTTGAGCACCAGCACTCGCTCTAACAACACCCACTGGCTGATTAAAAACTTGTGTTCTTTGTCTTATTACAGCCATTAGTCAGTCCTTACTTGTTCTGCTCTATACAAGCCTTCGCCTACGGTGCCAGCCGCATTGAACAAAGAAGTGTACAAAGCATTGCGCCCTTGTCTTCGCGCAGCCATTGCCATCATATCAGAGCGTAAATCCTCAACATTTGTCTGCGTTGCAATGCGCCCAATATCCTGTGCAGCAACTTCTTTTTGTTTTTCTAAGAATGCTTGAACACTTCTATCTGTAGTAATGTCACGACCAGCCGCAGAAAAAGCAGCAATATTCGAAGAGGTCGCCAGATCATACTCATCCCTTCTAGCTCTAGCTTGCTGCATAGCCGCGACTTGGTTTTGCCTTTTCTCAGTTTCTATATTAAAAGCAGTTAAGTCAGCTTCTTGCTTTGCACCAATGCCGCCTAAGACCATCCCACCAACACTTGCAATAGTGCTTACTAACAATATTGTTTCTAAAGCCATTAGACTATCAACTCCACTGTAAGGCCATTGACCTGCAAAGATAACGGATCATTCTGCTCAATCGTTACCTTGGGATCACGGCTATAACCTAAAACGCGAAACTCTTTCTTGCCAGTAAACTTACTCTCAGTCACCAAGTTAGTGCCATTCACCGAAACCGATCTGGTATCTTTCAAATCCAAGACCACATTCGTAATGCCACGAATACTACCAGTTGCAGGGCCATTGCCTATTGCAGCATCAATTGGATTGCTCACAATCTTAGAAGTAAACTTTCTTCCAACGTAAGCATGAGTAAAGCCCAAGCCAGCAACTACCGTAAGGTCAACCTGATTGCTGGCGTTTACTGTAAAACTCCCAATATGGGAAAGATCAGTCCCATCTGTAACAACAACATCTACTACGTCACCATTTGAGTAAACAGAGCTTACATCAACAAGGTTGCTAGAGATCGCACCATAGACATAGAAATCCAAGCCAACATCACCAGTAAACTCGCATAGCTGCAAGTTTCCATCTTTGTCATAAGCATTGGCAAACAATCTGTCTTCAATTGCACAGACTGAGCCAAAGTTTCCATTTGTTGTAACCCTAGTCCATGATGCTCTCTTCTCTGCTCTGTTTGAAGAAAACAAAACAAGATCGCCATTGTTAGACGTAAACGCGGCATAGGACTCAGGCAACCCAAAGCCGCTATGAACAACCGCCATATACTTAGGACTGTCAATCAAATGAGAAGCTATTGTAGAAATAGCTGGGGCCACATAAGCATTCTCAGCATCAGAATAGATATACTCTCTGATTATCTTACCGTTTCTTTGCGCAAAGATAGTCGCACCATCAATCGACATCGGTTCAATAAACTCTATGCCGTATGGTGTCTGCTGTCTTATCTGAGCATTGGTCGGCGTTATGGCTTGGTTCAAGTAAGTAGGAACATAGAGTTCACTTGATGCAGTAAATATCTGAAGATCACGGTTAGAAATCAAATATCTGATTTCATTAATATCACCTATAGAAGCATTGATCTGTATAGCATCATCATCAGCTGCATCCCCAACATCAAAGTTAAAGAACTGACCAATCTTACTCATAAATATTCCATCAGGCTCTGCAATTGTACCAGCAAAAACCAACCTGTTTTCATGAAACTCAACTGCCGCAGGGTATCCCCTTTTAGCTGAGAAGCACTGCTCATCCCAGAAACGGCTTGCTGCATGAGTGGCTATTGTTACCTGACCGCCACCATCTTCAGCACTTGAAGCAGAACCACCAGCCGTAAAGGTAAATATATTCTCATCAATAATACCACTTACAGTCCGAGCACCATCCAAGTTGCCAACATTAATACCACCAACCGCAGATGCACCAGAAATTGTAATAGCTTCACCGCCAGCAAAACCATGATTAATCATTGTTACTTCAACAGTTGCGCTACCGTTAGTTGTTCTAAATGGATTAAGAATAGCTAATCTTATTGAGAGTTCGTCAACAACATCTCCCGTTGCAGAAGTCGCAGACTGTACGCTTGTAATAGTAATCTCATTGCCACCATAACGAACTGTCACGCCAACATGCAAAGAATCAAGATAATCTCCACCAGTCTGCACCCCAGTAGTATCCCAATAATCAGTGCTGGTAACAAGCGTAATGCCAGTCCCTGTTGTGGCAGATGGATCAAGAGTTGTTTCATGGTCTTGAAACTGGGTGTAAGGCTGAAAGGTAATGCTGTTGTCTGCACGTTTATCAAATGAAAAAGTGCTTATCTCAAACGAAGCAAGGCTTGTTCGAGTAAGCAATCGTGGCGCAAACAAAGGATGGCAGATAAACATTACATCGCCAAACTGAGCCGTGGTATATTCTCTTAGATACTCACGATCAAAAGGCAGAGCAGCCGCACTTGTATCTGCCGTAAGCGTGGTAACTAAAGTTATAGTATCATCAACTACGCGGAAACATCTAACCTTTTGATGCTCAATAGATATGATGTACTCTTCATTCTCATCAAAGATAAATGGAAAGAGGTGCGATTGCTCTGGGTATGTGGCATTAAAAGTAATTCCATAGTCATAGATAAACTTCATGCCAGTGCGTTTTTTAACTGACCCCTCTGACATAACAACCATATTCTCAAGGCGTTGAGCAGAGGCAGCATAAACACCAGTATCCACCCTAGATGTAAGGGAGTCACTTACTTCACCAAACTGAAAGCTGTTAATGGGAACTCTTACTTTCTGCATTAACTACGCCTTTCAGCAATAAACCTCGATGTATCCAGTTTGCGGGTTGTCTGTTGTTGTGAGTGTAAACGTCTAGCTTGGATCATTTGAAAGTTGGCTTTGTTATCCATCAAGCTGGCTAGGGTTGCATCCCGAGCAACAGATACAGCCAGAACACCAGCCATCATATATTCAACAGCCGTTACAAAATATGGAGGCCAAGTAGACTCATCAGCCCTAAATACATAGTCGGCAATAACCGTGTCAGTTGCTACCGCATCACAGAAAACTTTGCTGCCATAAAGATCATACTTGATAGGGCGCTCGTCTACAGTAACGCCAGAAAGCATAATAAACTCAGAAGGTAGCTGATACGCAGCATCAAAGCGTCCAGTTGGAGCATCAGCCAATCTGTTTAAAATCGCCTGATCTGTTGCAAAGCGCCAACGAGAGTTGGTCAATGCAGAGCGTGCCATGTCTTCATACATAGCAGAGCTTACTGTCGCTTCAGCAGTGCCATCCTCAAAAGACTGAATCGCGTCACCTCCAATCAAGAGAGATGCGCGAGAGCATATTTTTATCGGTGTGTTTGCTACATCAGGCATAGTAGTTTGGGGGCCGAAGCCCCCATCCCTTTATTAGTCACCATCTGTTTCTGCAACAGCCGTACCATCAGATACGTCTACAACAGTTCCAGTGTTCGAAAGAACGGTGCAAAAGTTAGTGGTTGGAACATTCGTGTCACGCACAATGATTAGATCGCGAACTGACAGCATGTCTGCTGCGTTGTTGAAATAACCAGTTGTGTTGATGTCTGCGATTGGATCAGTAGTTGTGTACATCCACAGACTTCCGTTTGAATCACCACCAACGCGAGTTAGTCCACTTGCTGCATAAGCCATGATCTATCTCCTTAGTTGTTATCAAGGACTTCATAGACACCATCGTCATCAATAACGACAGCACCCATGGACATCATTGATGTTGCAAGGTGTGAAACTTTCTCTGCAACGTAGTTGACCTCAGTTTGAACATCAGCATTGATGCCAAGGCCAACAGCAGTTGTATGGTAAGCAAAGTTTTTGCCACCAGCGACTGCCGATGTAGAGAAGATTTTAAAGCCCAAGAACTCTTTCATTGTCATACCACCTGCGTATGGCAGGTTCTGTGGTCCAACATAGTCAGAGCTTGCGAACTCATTGATTGCAAACAAGTCAGCAAATCCTGCTGGAGACATTGCAAGATAACGCTGTCCGTCTTCTGGGATGTCAGCATTACCGAATGTTTCAAACAAAGACAGCAAGTCTGCTTTTTCAAGCGCAGAACCAGTGTCGTGGATTTGTGATGAGTTTGCACCAGCATCCATTGCTGTTGTAAGAATCTCGTCAGTCTTACGACCAAGAGCAGCAGCAGCGGATTGCGCAACAGCTTGACGCTCGTTGATGTTGATCTTCAACTCGTCCAGCTTGTCAATGTACTCAGGTGCATAGTAGTCAGCCATAGTAGCTTCAACATTTGTATGCGCCAACTCCATTGGAGTTACATTACCGTTGCGGGATTTAGTATTTGCTATGCCTTTTCCAATTACTTGGAAACGAGCAACTGAACCTGTCACATTTGAAGTACGAACGGTATTCCGTAGCTTAGAACCCATACGCTGATACGCCATGTGAACTTCGGTTTCAAACTGCTTGATAAAGGCTTGATCGATAGTATTAGCCATTTTTCAGTTCCTGATTTGAAGTTACAGTTCCTACGGGTGTCCATTCCGCCACATCAACAAGGGTGTCCTTTCGGGCCTTTCAGTGCATTACGGGCCGTAATGTGCCATCGTAAACATTTTTTTTGTTTGGATTGCAACGCACAAATTCAACATACTTGTGAGGTGTGCTGTCAATAACGCCTACAGGATCAAAGCCCAGCCAGACTGCCCAGTCCAAAATAAACTGATAATCAGCAAGAATAGTCATAGTCATCATAGGCTGGCTCTTGTCAAAGAAATCAACAAGCATTCTTGACCCTCTTGCTGTGGCTACAAAGCAATCCTTTATTTTATCAGAAAACATTGCAAACATCTGCGGGAACTCTTGGTCTTCCCCAAACCATAAGCCAGCTACAGCTAAGAATATCTCACCTTCCCGCCTGACTATATAGCACTCAGAGCACTCATACATTTCAACAATAGCTTGGCGAACATCCAAGTGACCAAGTATTTTTAGCTCGCGTATGTTCTCTTTGGAAAGATGCTCAACAACTTCATCCACATGCGCCAAGGTAAAAGGGGTCAGATAATACTCACCCCTTTGAATAATCTTAACCTCTGTAGAGTTGTCGGAAGCCTTCTTCGACTTGCTTAATGAAGTACGGGTCGCGCTTGGCTGGGTTGAAATATCTTTCGTCATTCATCATCTCCCTAAGTGCTTGCTCTGAGAGTCCAGCTGTAGGCTGTGTATTGCCAGCAAATGAACCATCCTTCATTGCATCCATGATTGTCTCAAGGGCTATGATCCCCTCATGGCTTTCACACATTCTCTCAATAGCAGGGATTGCTGCTTCTGGGAAAAACTTATTGGCAAACAAAGACGCAGCCTCAATACGGCTTTCAGCCTGATCGCCGAGCTTGGATGCTTCTGCTTCCATGTCAGGCTGTGATCCAGCAATAGCTTGAGCATACATCTCAATGCCCTTCTGAAACTCT